GTAAAACCATAACTGTTCATTGAATTATAAATATTTAATGCCGGTCCTTCTAATGGAGAACCACCCATAAACATTCCAACTCGACCGCCGTCTGCATATGGTAAACCATATTTTTCTGCAATTCCTTGACCATCTAAACCTAAAACTCTAGTGTCATAATAATCTTGTCCACTCATATAACCAGTTTCTCTTCCATCAACCACATCTCTTACTTCTTCTTTAAAATTCATATAAGGATCAGTTGAACTATATTGTTTAACAAGATCATCAAAATTTACATATCCTCCTGGATTATTTTGTATTTGTTGTTGTATTTGTTGTTGAGTAGGCGGAGTTGCTCCAGGAGCCGTTCCAGGGCCTGCTAAACCACCCATCATACCTGGTCCACCCATTACTTGTCCGTAAGTTAGTAAATTGGGATTTTTAGCTTCCGTTAAAACTCTATTATTAAAATCCATATAATATTGTCTTGGATCCTTTCCTGAACTTATAATATCTTGATAAGTAGATTGACTCATATTTAAAGCTTGTGCTTCTGGAGAAACAGCTCGATATGTTTTAGGTCTTGGTTTGGGTGCAGCATAAAATGTAGGTTGTAACTTTTTAGATACCATCTGATCTAAAACTCTGTCATAATCTCCACCACCTCCATATCTCTGTACAACACCGGTAAAGTTATTTCCTCGCTTACCAAAAAGACTGCTACCACCTGGAAGTGTATTAAAACCATAGTTATTATATAAATTACTAATTGGACTAGTTGATGATGGACCCATTCCAACAGTGTTTCTAAGAGCTGCTCTTAATTCATTTGCAGCTTCGTTTCGTGCATATCTTTTAGCGTCTGCTTGTTGTTGGTAAGTTGTACCGGCACTTACATTTCGTAAAGCACCAGTATAGTCTTGTAATGTTGCCCGTGAATCGGGTTTATATCCTTGTCTTCGAAGGCTTGCTAATGAAGTTGAATTACCTTCACTTATTCCACCTGTTTGATATTCTTCTCTCTTCGGTCCAAATAAAACTTCAATCCCAATCGATCCTCCGTCCGCTTTGTAATCTACACCACCCATTCTTTTAATATAATCGGTTAAACTTTCTCCAGGTTCTACTAGAATACCGTTTTCGTAATCATCTATAAGTTGTCCGTAACTGTTGTCAGCCATTAATAGTATTCCTTATCTATTCGCGGTAATGGGTCTTCTTTATAATCATCAGGTAAGTTTACAAAACCTGCTTGTCTAAAACGCATTATCGCTTGTGTTGTACTGTCCACCAAATCATCGTGATCTCCATAAGGAAATGATGCACACTCTTCTATCACCTCTTCGGCGAACTCATCGTCCGGCGCCCAGATCATTCCCGACTCAAATAAGGGAGCGACAGCGTTTACCCTAGAATGTTTATCTTGACCTTTACTAGGATTGAAATTTATAACAGGTATGCCCATTTTTCGCAACTCATAAGTTAAAGGCATTCCAGAGGCTTTACCCTCAATAATAATTGTATCAGGGTTCCAATATTTGTATTGCTCATAAGCTTCTTTACGAAGTTCAGGAAACTCTAGTCTTTCTTTCATTGCATCTAATAATATTAGATTAGCAGGAGAATCATCATCAGGATAAAATACGCCCCAAGTTGTAATAGCAGAATAATCAGCAGTTTCTTTTTTAGAAAAAGCTGTGTCATAACTTTGTATAATATGTTGTAGAGGTGGAATATTAGGCTTATCCCAAAGTTTCCACCAGTCGCGTTTGATAATAGATCCTTCTTCTGCCGTTGGATTCTGCATCCATTGCGCGTTCCACTTCCCAACAGAGATAGAAGCTTTAACTCCTTCAAGTTCATCCTTCTTCCAATACTCTGGCCATACAGGTTTACCTGATGGTAGAATTGCTGGAAACTCAATGATCTCCCATTTGTCTGCTTTCAAATTTTTTTGTGCATTAATAAGTTTAGATGTTAGATCTTTAATACTCCAACGTGTCATAACTAAAACAATTGCTCCACCAGGTTGTAAACGTTGTCTTGGTCCTGATGTATACCATTCATAAGCACGATCCAGCGCTTCGGGATTCATTGCATCTTGCTCTGAGTGTGGATCATCGATGATAAGTAAATCCGCACCACGGCCCGTTATGGCCGATCCAACACCGGCTGCATAGTATTCACCGCCTTGTTCAGTTTCCCATTTACCCGCGGCTTGAGAATCTTCTCTTAGTCTTGTATCAAAAACTTTTTTATATTCCTGTGAGTCCATTAAGTTTTTAGCTTTACGACCGAATCGTATAGCGAGCTCCGTGGTGTGGGTTGATTGGATAATTTTTAAATCTGGTTTACGACCAACCATCCAGGCAGGAAGTAGGAAAGATGCAAACTCAGACTTTGTATGTCTAGGCGGCATATTTATAATTAGTCTTTTAATTTTACCTTTTGCAATTTTATCAAACTTATCAGCAATTTCTTTGTGGTGTCTACCTTCAATAAATTCTGGCCACATTTCTTTTACGAATGCCATAAAATTATTTGAAATTTTTTCTATCTTCTCTTTCTTTAGATAAGCTTTTTTTAATTTATTTAAATGTTGAAGTTCTTCATAACTAAGAAGCTCTGTGAATTCTGCTCTAAAGCATTTTAAAATAGCGGGTTCCATAAAATTTTTTGCAGAATTTTTTAGGTTCTGTTTTCCTCTCGTTTCAAATTTATCCTGTTTCTATGAGTAAATCAAACAGTAAAGGTATAATGTTTTAGGATTCCTGGTCAATTGGGGAGGGTGGGCCCAAGGTTCGCGAGCTCAGAATGAATTGGCCTGGGACCCCTCAAGGGTGGGTGGGCCCAAGGTTCACGAGCTATGCAGTTTATGCATAGGGTATGGGATTAATCCTATACCCTAAATTGTATTCGTTGTCAAGTTAATTAGTCATATGCCCCCAGCTGTGGTAAGTAATGCCAGAATTTTAATCCAGCTGTCAACGTTACTAATAAACCTAACCACGCCGGGTCAAGGTGTATCGTCATTATAATTCCTAAGAACATTAATGCGAAACAAAGTGCGAAACTAATCGCGGTCAATATAGCGTGCATTAATTGTACCTCACTTGACTATCAATCCGCTTTTCGTGGTCCTGTCGTTCGCTCATCTTTTTAGCAAGTTTAACAACCGTCGGCCCGTACTTATCTAAAAAAGATTTAGTATTTAAAGTCCTATAATCTTTTATTAGTTCTTTTATATAGTTGCTCATTAGTTATCCCTTCTTTTTAGTTATGGGATTTTATAACAAATCCCATAACCTATGTCAAGTCTTTATTTATATAAATCGCTTTCGGGGTTCATAATGTCCGCAAGTTCCGCAGCCATATCCCCGCCATCATCTAAGTCATCTAAACTTATATCAAGCGCCGCAGCGTGTTTAGCACCTTCCTTAGCTTCCTCGGTCCAACCTTCCGGCGGTGCATTTTTTTTATTAACTTTTTTTACTAACTTACTTAATGTCGTTGTGCTCATCAGTTATCCCTTCTTTTAGTTTATGGGATTTTATACCATTATAAAAACATTAAGTCAAATGTTTATTTATTTTTATTTTAGGGGAGGGTGGGCCCAGAGTTCACAAGCACAACCTATGGTTGAACCCATTTTGGTCATATATTAATTTGACAGTATGGGATATTATGCTATTGTGTATTTATATCCCGTTTGGTGGTATCCGGATTAAAAAACTCAAACCACCATAAGAAATAAGAAATAAGAAATAACAAAAGGATAAAATATGTACCTAATAATATCAAGACTTAAATTCTCTATCAGTAATGATAGTTATAACGTTGAGGCGCAAGACGTGGACTTTGGCAAAATACACGAAAAAATGAAAGCACTTCAGTTGTTAAATACAGAAGAAGATAAAACTTTCCACCCATTATTTATAGACTTAGTGGGAAATAAAAGAATAGCGGAAGAGGAATAAAAATGTCAAATCTAAATAATATTAATTTAGAAGAGAAACTTTATGAAGATTATAAAGGGGACCTTGAAAAAAAATATTACGGCGGCATTAATCAAGTCGGTGAGCCGTGGTTTAAAAAAACTGATTCTGAAATAGAAGCGGAAGCAGAAAAAAAAGTTAAAGAATTTATGGACCGCAATTCATAAATAATAAAGCGCGGGGAAATACTAGTTATTAATTTGCCCCGCGCCTTGAGCCGTGAACCCCTATTGCGCTACACAGAAGGCGAGGAGCCCTCAAGTGGTAGAGGTTCGCGGGTCAAGTTTAAAGTACCATAAGACTTCGGTCTAGGAAAATGGCTTGACCGAGTTATTATCCTAACTTACCGGACCGCGGGCGCAAGCCCGCAAGCCGGGGGGTGGGTGGGCCCTAGGGTCACAAGCGAGAACTGTCAAGCAAATAATTTAGTTGACAATAAAAACTTAATAACTTAATATGGGATAATCTAAGAAAGGATATTATGAAAGTAAAAGAAGCAGCAGCAATAACCGGGTCAATGACTCGAACGTCAAAAATGCCGGGCTTAAGTTACAGCTTGCCGGCGTGGGAATGTAAAACAGGCGCGAGACTTAGAAAAGTTAAAAATTCAGTTTGTGCCGGATGTTACGCGCTCAAGGGAAATTATACACGTTACCCAGCAATTAAGGCCGCGCAATATGTAAGACTCAAAGCCATCACCGGCCCGCGATGGGTTGCTTCGATGGTTGCACAAATTAAACGTCAAAAGTTTTTTAGATGGCACGACGCCGGGGACATCCAAAGTATGGACCATTTAAATAAAATTTTTGAGGTGTGTAAATTAACACCAGAGACGCGTCACTGGATGCCGACCCGTGAAGCGCAATTTTTAAATCAAATTAAACCAGAAGAGGTTCCGACAAATTTAATTATTCGTATGAGCTCTCATATGATTGACCAAGGCCCGGTGAAATTTTGGCCCTGGACATCTACGGTAACAAGTAAAAAAGAAGGCGCAACTTGCCCCGCTCCAAAGCAGGGCGGCAAGTGTGGGGATTGTAGAAGCTGCTGGAATAGAAGCACACCAAACATAGAATATGGCAAACACTAAAGACTCACCAGAAATAGAAATCATTCATAATGAATGGTGCCGTGAAAACGGTTATTCGATTCGCAAGCGAGCGAGCGAGCGAGCGAGCAAGCTGAACGCGGATAATTCAGAACGGTTCGTTGAGGGCGCAAGGTCTCAAGCGCTCAAGCGTTCGACGGAGCGTTGATCAACACTCGTTGAATGTGTTCCCAATCGTTGATGGCGAGGGAAGGTGTTTCGCGATGATCGGTCAGAAGACCGTGGATCGCTTTACTCCCGTATAATTTAACCAGCTTAAGGGAAGGCTGGTTCACAAGGATAAAGTTACGTTTTTTCCTGGTTAAGTGAAACAATTTTTGATGTGGACTGAACGATATTTTAGGTGAACGAATCACCTTAAGTTCTACCATAAAGAATCCACAAGAATCGTGGTATCCCAATAGATCTGGCACACCAAAGGATGCCCAGGACTCTAGTCTGGTCCACTGAATTAGAGGTGTTTTCTTCTTAACTAATTGCCAAAATTTTGACTCTGGTTTCACTCAATTTCTATACAATATCCGTTAGATTAATGTAACTAAAAACGTAAGTTATTTTGCATAATGGACCTTTATTTGATATAAAAGCGTAACTATGAAGACAGTTATACCTAGAAAAATGGGAAGACCGCCGGCTTTAACAATGAGGCAAAAGAAATTTGCTGAATTATATGTATTTGATAGAGGTAAAAAGACTCAAACACAATGTGCATTTGAAGCTGGATATAAAAATAGAGCGTCCGCAACTGGATCAGACCTGACTAACAATAGAAAATATCCCTTGGTTTGTGCATACATAAACCAATTAGAAAAAGAACAAGAGAGAAGATTTAGAATTAGTAAATCAATTCATATGCAGGATTTAGGTAAGATTAAAAACGTATCTATGGAGCAGCCTTCTACATACTCTGTTGCTCAAAGAGCAGAAGAGAATAGAGGTAAAGTTATGGGCTACTATAAAAATGAAAACATTAACACTAATGTAAACATTGAAATAGATGGAATGTCCAAAGAAGATTTAGTTAAAGAATTCGATAGCTTCTATAAAGAGAAGATGAAGGATGTTACTCCTACAAAAGCTTCAATAAAATCAAAAGAAGAATTAAACCCTGATACTGATTCAGAGTAGCAATAAATCTATTAAATATTTTTTTTGGAAATTTTTTGGCTAGTGACCATTTGTTTATCACTCCTTCGTATTGTTCCGCCATTTTTTTCTCCTTGTGGGTTAGGTCCTCGTAATGGAGGGATTTGATCCCATTTTACGTTAGGCATATTCTTTGTTAGTGTAGGATTAAAGATTCTATTATACTCTCTCTTATAAGTTTCAGTGGGAATACGAGATCTTCCATCATAACTAAATTTTTTAGTTTTGTTCATTTATTTTCTCCATCTTGATTATACACCCTTTTGGGAACACATTTCTATCACTAAATAGTTCATCATTTACTTCATATGAAGCAAAAGTTCTTATGTTTTTTTTATCCTTATTTAATAAATAAGCGTGAGTTACCATTATAGAAGGCATAAATCCTTCGGCTGTGTGTAAGTCTGCGTGGCCTGCATCCCCTGTAATATCAGCCCAGGTAATTTTATAGAAGTAATATCGTTTCTTCTTAATAGTTATGCATTTGTATTTAGATTTTTTAGGATGTCTCATAAGTATCTTATACTGTATAGGGAGATTTTTGGGCAAAAAAGTTTTCTAAAATAAAAAAAAAGTCGCGCGCGTCGAGTAGGGTACTGTGCCACCTGTGCCACGGTAAAAAATTCTCTTGGAACAGTTACTATTTGCTTATACCAACACTTATAGTCTAAAAACGTAAGCTGTGCCACTGTGCCACCGACTTTTTCTTGATGGAAAAAAAAACTAATGCCCTCAATTCTCCACTTACACTGGCACACTATCTATCTTTAATTCCCATTTTTGTCAGAAATGTGATGCTGGACGCATTTGTGCCACAATTGATTATCTTTTTAACCCCTGTTCCCTCTAGATTTAGAGTTGCATAAGGTTTCCAATCTTTACGAATTAGATTTAGTTCTAAAATCAGATTCGACCATTGCTTCTGCGTTATGTTTTCGCTCGTTATAGTCACCTTTTTCATAATCTATACATAATTTACCCTCTAGATGATCCAGTTCGTGCTGTATGCACCTGGCTGCTAGATTGTAAAATGTTTTTTGTTGCTCCTTTCCTTCTTCATCTTTGTACTTTAGAATGATTCTAATGTCCCTTCTAACTTCTCCTGTTTTACCTGGAGCTGAAAGACAACCTTCATTATCACATAATGTTTCATTAGATTTCTTAACAATTTCTGGATTAAAAAAAACTTGAGGTTTATCTCCTGCTCTAGATGTATCCATTACAAACATTCTTTTTGTATACCCAATTTGAACAGCAGCTAATCCTATGCCGTGGTGCTGATACATAGCTCTATGCATAAATTTAATAAGTCTACTTGTTTTATCATCTAATGGAAAAGTAACGTCTTTACTCACTTCTCTTAATAAAGGGTCAGGATACTTGACCAATTCTATATACATAGGTGCCTCCTAGTCTCCCAGTCGACACCTATTCGCGCGTTATCCATTATGGATTCCATTAACTCTGTTTATATGTAGGAGATTTAAATATTTTTAAACTCTCCGCTTTTAATACTATTCTTTTTGGTTCTGGTGAGTTGATAAGTTTTGTTTCTTGCAACTCAATTCTTCTCACAGCTTCTAAATGTCCATCCGTTGTTTCAATATAGATAGGGCAATCAGATATGATTGTACCCTTCTCATTGTTAGTGAACTTTCCTAGTATCTGTTGAAAGTCTCTTATTCTCATTCATCCTCCTTATTATTATTTTTATTAGTTTGTACCATTTACGTCCCCACATTTCTCTTACATCACCACTCGTTTTCCAATAAGCATTTGCTATATTATCCAGACGTCTTTGGTCTTGTTTTATAATATTCATCTACTCTCCTTAAAAAGTTATGCATATGTGTTTGGAACTCATTACCTTCAATAACAAACTCTTGATAATAATTATCCTTACTACACATCATAATTACACCTTTTGTAATTTTTGTGTTGAACAATATATTATGGCCCATTGCATAAGCTGCTAACTGAAGACAATAGTCTCCAATCCATTCCTTACGTTTTGGTTTATTGGTTTGCTTGAAGTCTACGATGGCATCCTGTCCTTTGTGAATACCTACTAAATCTGTTTGGCCTGCATATAATCCTGGGTAATACAAAGTACATTCCGTTCCGTAATATTCTGTAACATTACATAATCCTCTTTGTATAATTTGTAATGCCATATTGTGAGCTTGTTTACCTACATTGGTTTCATCTAAATAACCTTCTTCTAATACATACTTCTCTAATATTTTGTGCATAGCAGTTCCACGTGTTGCTGCTTCATTCATTATCCGCGCTGCACGCTCCTCTCCCTCCCTAGCACGCCAAGCGGCTAGCGATTCGCGTTTCTCGGCCGGCTGTGTGATGTCCAGGATCGTTGTAACACTTGGTAACTTTTCTTTATCAAACAC